ACGAGAATCGGCAACAACAGATAGAAACTCTAGGAAAGAGAATCCGATGAATGAGTTTTTATGGGTAGAGAAGTATCGTCCCGCTACCATTGCGGAGTGTGTGCTTCCTGATCGAATCAAAAATGGTTTTGAAGAGATCGTCAAACAGGGTGAGATTCCCAACATGTTACTTTGTGGCACTGCGGGTACAGGTAAGACTACTGTCGCCAAGGCTCTGTGCAACGAACTAGGTGTTGATCACATCCTCATCAACGGTTCTGATGAGTCTGGTATTGATGTACTCCGGACAAAGATCAAAGACTTTGCCTCGACGGTAAGTTTTGGTGGGCAGACAAAGGTTGTGATTCTGGATGAGGCAGACTATCTGAATCCAAATTCAACGCAGCCTGCACTCAGGGCATTCATCGAAGAGTTCTCTGCAAACTGCCGATTCATTTTTACATGTAACTTTAAGAATCGAATCATTGAACCACTGCACTCTCGTTGTGCGGTGATCGACTTCAAACTCAACAAGGATGAGAAACAGTTGATCGCGGGTAAGTTTATGAAGAGACTTACTGACATCCTCGCCGAGAATAATATTGATTACTCTGAGAAGGTTGTCGCGGAACTGTTAATGAAGTATTTCCCAGACTATCGTAGGACTCTGAATGAGTTGCAACGATACTCTAAGTCTGGGGTTATTGATGAGGGCATACTCAGTAACATTGCTGAGGTAAACATCAAGGGTCTGATTGACAGTCTCAAGGACAAGGACTTCAAGAAGATGCGACAGTGGGTGGCAAACAATGCTGACACTGATCCACAAGGTTTGTATCGCAAAATCTATGACAGTCTGATGGACAAGGTTAGTAACCCAGCACACCTAGTGTTGTTGGTTGCAGACTATCAATACAAGTCTGCGTTTGTTGCTGATCAGGAAATCAATTTGACTGCCTGTTTGGTAGATGTGATGGCGAACCTTGATATTAAGTAGCATAAATCTAAAGACCGCAGATGAACAAACTGCATTTGATATCACAGAAATGCTTCTGGATGATGGTGTAGTTGTTTTTCGCAATCAAGACCTGACTCCCGATGAAGAGGTTCGATTTTGCCAGTTGATTGGTAACTGCCAACGATTGCAGAACAAGCCTGGCGAGAGGGGTGAACATATCGCGGTCAATGATCACATCATTCGGGTCACTGGTGAGAAAAATAATCACGGTGAGCCCGGATTGTTTGGACACACTTCTGCACTCGACTGGCATGCCAATCAGGCGAGCAGTTATGAACGTGCGCCTCTGATTTGGTTGTATGGTGTCAAGGGTACTGAAGGTAGTTGTACTAGTTGGATTGACATGCAAGCGGCATATAGAGATTTGCCACAAGTTATCAAAAGAGAATTGGCAGATGTAGAGATTACCTTGGGATACAAATCTGGTTCCTACTCTGACAGTGAATTCTTTGTAGAACATCATGCTACAGACAGACCGTTTAAACTAGTTCATACAAATGATGGCGGCAAAACCGGACTATACTTTCCATTCCTACAGATATTTGGAATGGTGGGATATAAAGAACATGATTTCAAACGGACTATGGATTGGCTGATAGAACATGTTCAGCAAGATAAATACCGATACGATCATCATTGGCAAGATGGTGACGTTGTAATCAGTGAACAGTGGTTGACAATTCACAAACGACACGAGTTTACTGGTATGTCTAATAGAGTGTTACATAGGATTGCATTTGATTATGAAAAATTTATGTATGAGAGACCTTGCTGATAGTGAGACGGGATTTGATATGCAAGATAAAGCAAAGAAAAGAATTGGACTCTGTTTAGAAGCCTACCGAAGAACACTTGATCCACAGTGGCGTAGTTACTGGTATGGGAACGCTAAAGAGATCGCAAAGAAAAATGGATTGAATCTAGAGGATTTGTTTGATGCTTGAGGGATTGGGTGACCCCAAAAAAACTTTTGACGCGGATGAGTATGTGGTCAAGAAGAAGGCGATCAGTCCTTTTGACTTTGCCAATAGTATCTGCTACTCAAAAGAAAATCTCATGGTTGATGATTGGTCTGAGAAACAATACAGTCCTTTCATTGTCAACAAACATTTGTCGTATGGTAGTGATACGGTAACTGCTGCAAATGAGATGAACGCTCGGCCTCACATTGATCACAAGTTGCAATATGATTTTCTAAAGAGTATCATTCGCAAGAAGAAGAGATTCAACAAGTGGTTGAAACCGGAACAAGAAGAAAATATGGAACTGGTGCAACAATACTTTGGATACAGTAAGACCAAGGCACTTGACGCACTGAGGATTCTGAGTGAAGATGATCTGTTCTTGATGCGTAAACGTCTCAACAAGGGCGGCAAAGGCTGACATTTTATAAATACTTTCAACGATATTTAAATTTTAATATGTTGAAGGTAATAATAAAATGAGTGAAGATTTTTTCGACATTAATTTTCCAAATTATAGTCCCGTAGAAATAAAACTAAAAAATGATGATGACTTCTTGAAAGTAAGAGAGACCCTATCCAGAATAGGTGTCGCATCCAAGAAAGAGAAAGTCCTGTATCAGTCCTGCCATATCCTACACAAACAGGGTAGGTATTTTATCACCCATTTCAAAGAGCTCTTTGCTCTTGATGGGAAGTCTGCTGACCTTAGCGAGAACGATTTGATGCGAAGGAACTCAATTGCAAAACTGCTTTGTGATTGGGGCCTGATTGAACTATGCAAACCGATTGCTGAAGAAAACTTGGCACCGATGAGTCAAATTAAAATTTTGCCGTTCAAGGAAAAGAACGATTGGACTCTAGTCACCAAGTACAACATCGGTAGAAAAAAGTAACAATTTTTTTTCGTTGACCCTTGACACCAAGGGGATAAAGTGTTATATATAGTAGTGTGTTGCCGGAAGGAACACATGACTTTAAAACATAACTCGCTGAAAAGGAGACTAACATGGTCACACGCAGATTTGGTGTAGCTGATTTGGATAAATTCGTAGAACAGTATCGTCCATTCGCAATTGGATTCGATTCGATGTTCGACAATCTTAACACAGTCGGTGAAATCGCAAACAACTATCCACCCTACAATATCATCAAACAAGATGATGAACACTATATCATTGAGATTGCAGGCGCAGGCTTTCGATCAGATGAATTCAACATTCATGTTGTTCCGCAAGGTAACAAACTTGTTGTTCAAGGTGTGCAGGATCGTGGAGAAGATACAAAAGAGTATCTACACAAAGGCATCGGTGCTAGAAACTTTACACGGACGTTCGCTCTGTCGGATGACGTAAAAGTTGTTGGCGCAGACTTTGACGATGGAATGTTGTACATCTCATTGGAGAAGATTGTGCCTGAAGAAAAGAAACCCAAAGAAATCGTGGTAAACAAAAGTAAACCCCAATTCCTACAAGAAGGAGAGAAATGAAGACAAGTCATCAAGAAGTATTTCGTAAGTTCAATACGTTCGGCATTTACCTTATAACGCTGATCGTAACAACAACGATGGCATATAGTCTTTCCGCGATTGTCTAAAACGGAGAAAATTATGAGTGAAGAAGTGAATGAAGGAATGAGTAGTGCTGAGGTTGAAATCCCACAAGAAGATTGGCAGGATAAACAACCCCAGTGTCTAGGAATCCATATCAACGGGAACCCATCTGACATGATTTGTTTCCTTACTGACGATAGTAAGGGTAACCGATGGATTATTGAGAACCCCGCTGAGATACATTATAAACAAGAAGAGGCAGTAGAGGGTGGTGCAACGTACAAGATTGTATTCGTACCCGCATCACCAGCCAGTGAAGGAACTCTGTTCGTTCCTTTCGGTGAACTCAATTATGTCTTTGAACCAAAACCAGACATCAAGTCAGAATACATGAGTAAGTTTACTCACTCAAACAATACAGAGACGAAACTAAAGCCTAATTTTGAGGGTTGACAATCGTACACTGTTTGTGATAAGATGTATTTTTATTGATGATTTTGGTTATGGTTAATGTCTAACTTCTACACTTACGCTTGGCAATACGGTAATTCTATATTAGTGCGAGGGGTGAGGAACGGGAAACGTTTTACGGAACGTCACCCATTCACCCCGACCCTGTATGTCAAGTCCTCAGAACCTACTGAGTACAAATCTATCGACGGTCAAAGTTTGAAACCGATTCAGTTCGGAGACAACGGCGACTGCAAAGAGTTTATTGAAAACTACTCCAAGATAGAAAACTACCCTATCTATGGTCAGACCGATCTGACCTATCAGTATCTTTCTTCCATGTATCCCAATGATGTTTCGTTTGACATGAGTCAGATGAACATTCTCTCAATTGATATTGAGACAACTGCCGGTCATGGTTTCCCCGATGTTGAGAATCCAATCGAAGAGGTGTTGCTGATCTCCGTGATCAACAATGCCACCAAAGAAATCAACACTTGGGGTTCTGGTGAGTGGAAGTGTGTCTCCGATGAAGTCAAAGATTTACCTGTCAACTATCACTATTGTAGTGATGAGTACGATCTGCTTCAACAATTCATGAAGTGGTGGGCTAGTGACTATCCTGATGTGGTCACTGGTTGGAACATGGAACAGTTCGACATGCCCTATCTGGTCAGTCGGATTGATCGTGTATTCGGTGGAGACGCCAAGAACAGTCTCAGTCCCTACAACATGACTCGTAAGAAGATGGTCAAGGGCCACAACAGAGAGATCATGAAGGTTGATATCAAGGGTGTCATCCAACTTGATTACATGGACTTGTACAAAAAGTTCACATATACATTCCAAGAATCATATCGACTAGACTACATTGCCGAAGTTGAACTTGGGAAGAACAAACTTGAATCTGGGTTTGAAACTTTCCGCGAGTTTTATGAGAATGATTGGAACAGGTTCATTGACTACAACATCATTGATACCAAACTCGTTGACGAACTTGATGACAAGATGAAGTTCCTTGAGTTGATCATTACGATGGCATATGACTGCAAGTGTAACTACAATGATATCTTTTCCTCGGTGCGTACATGGGACTGCCTGTTGTACAATCACCTGTTGGAAAAAAACATCATGATCCCCCAGAAGAAAGAACATTTCTCTAAGGGATTTCCAGGCGGTTATGTGCAAGAACCAAAGACGGGAAAATACAAGTGGGTTGTCTCTGTAGATGCAACGTCACTGTATCCATCAATCATCATGCAACACAATTTGTCACCTGAGATGTTGGCAGAGAACCACAAACCGATTGATTGTACTGTCGAAAGTATTCTTGAACGCCGACACCAATTGAAGTTAGATGACTCAGACTTGTCCATGGCTGCGAATGGATATCTCTATCGCAAAGACAAACAGGGTTTCATGGCAGAGATTACTCAGAAGTTTTTTGATGATCGCCAAAGATACAAGAAACTGATGAAACAGGCTGAACAAGAGTATGAGGACACGAAGAATCCCGCACTCAAGAATGACATTGCCAAGTATCACAACTTCCAGATGGCACGAAAGATTCAGTTGAATTCTCTCTTTGGTGCGATTGGTAACAAGTGGTTCCGATACTTTGATGAACGGATTGCAGAGTCAATCACTCTGACGGGTCAGTTGATCATTCGGGATACTGCCAAAGTGATTGACGAATTCATGAACAAGTTTCTTGGCACAGAGGGTGAGGTGTACTCTTTCTACACTGACACCGACTCCTGTTATCTGACACTAGATACAATGGTGGAGAAACATCTGAAGGACAAATCATTCGATGAGATTATTGACATCCTCGACAAGTTTGTTGATCAGAAACTTGAACCAGTGATCAATGGCCGGATGCAAGAACTTGGCGATTACATGAATGTGTTTGACAAAAAGATTGTGTTCAAACGTGAAGGTATCGCTGATACTGGCATCTGGGTTGCAAAGAAAAGATATGCCATGAATGTCTGGGACAACGAGGGTGTTCGATACAAGGAACCCAAACTCAAGGTGATGGGTTTGGAGATTGTTCGATCATCTACTCCCGCGCCTGTGCGAGAATGGTTGAAGGATGCGGTGAGTCTATGTCTAAACCGAGACGAAAAAGACTTACAAGATTATGTACAGGAAACGTGGGAAAAGTTCAAGGAATTGCCTCCAGAAGATATTGCCTTTCCTCGTGGATGTAATAACATTGATAGATATGTGTCAAGGGAAACGGTGTACACCAAAGGAACTCCCATGCACGTTAGGGGTGCGTTGGTGTACAATCATTTGATTCGCACACAGAAGTTGGAACAAAAATACCAACTCATTCAAGATGGAGACAAGATCAAATTTATCTATCTGAAAGAACCAAACCATGTCAGGGAAAATACTGTCGCTATGAATGGACTCATGCCAAAAGAGTTTGACTTGCACCGATACATTGATTATGATACACAGTTCCAAAAGGCTTTCATTGATCCGTTGAATACGATTGTTGAAAGTTTGAATTGGAACACCAAACCAATTGCTACACTAGAGGGATTATTTGCATGAGCGTCTTAGATAAATTAAAAAAGAATACCACAATTAAAGAGTCAGAAATTCTGTCTGACTCAAAGTTTTTCAATCAGAAAGATTTTATTCAGACTACTGTACCCGCATTGAATGTTGCTTTGTCCGGTAGACTAGATGGTGGTATGAGTTCTGGTCTAACCGTTTTCGCCGGCCCATCAAAACATTTCAAGACCGCCTTTGCCATGTTGCTCGCAAAGGCATATCTTGATAAATATGATGATGCAGTGATCCTGTTTTATGATTCAGAATTTGGTGCGCCGCAAGGATACTTTGATAGTTTTGGTATTGATACTGGCCGAGTTGTTCACTCGCCTATCACTGACATTGAACAACTCAAGCACGATGTAATGTCACAACTACAGAACCTTGAACGCGGTGATCGGGTCATGGTCATAGTGGATTCTGTTGGTAACTTGGCATCCAAGAAAGAAGTTGATGACGCAATCGACGGTAAGTCTGTTGCTGATATGACTCGCGCCAAACAGATGAAGTCTTTGTTCCGAATGATCACACCGCATTTGACATTGAAAGATATTCCTGCCGTGGTTGTAAACCACACTTACAAAGAAATTGGAATGTTCCCCAAAGACATTGTTTCTGGTGGTACTGGCATTTACTACTCTGCCGATAATATCTTCATCATTGGTAGACAACAAGAGAAAAAAGGAACTGATGTTGTCGGATACAATTTTATCATCAATGTGGAAAAGTCGCGATACGTCCGTGAGAAATCAAAAATACCAATTGAGGTTTCGTGGGAAGGTGGGATTAGCAAGTGGAGTGGTCTGCTGGA